GAAAAGCGTCGTGTATGGTTCTCAGGTTGCTTCACCTATTATCTCCCTCCGTACATTTCGGGAGGAGATAATTCAAAAAGGTATGCCATGTTGGCCAACAGGCTTTATGGCACTAGGCTTACGCCTGAAGTTCTCTGGGATTTGGCTCCGTGGAGCTGGGCCGCAGACTGGTTTGGAAACACCGGAGATGTTCTCCGTAATGTTTCTGCATTCCAGAATGATGGCCTTGTGATGCCGTATGGATACATCATGGAAGAAAAATCCGTGACTGTCCATTATGAGAGTCAAGGTAATTGGTGTATAACTGAGCCATTTACCAATCTCTCATTGTTCCAAGAATTCACCACTGTGGTGAAGTCTCGGTGGCCTGCATCACCCTACGGGTTCGGTATTTCTGCTGACAGCTTGACTGCTAGGCAGAATGCCACAGTACTTGCCCTTGGCATTAGCCGGGGGCATGGAGCTCATTAAATGAGCTCACAACAATTAGGCCACTTGGCCTGATTGAAGCACATTGTGGTGACGGGGACTTCCCGCCACTTCAATCTACCTTGCAGGAGCATTTGTCATGGCTTACGCCGACCCACAGTCAGTTACCATCAATGCGATTGCTAATTCGCTTCCGCGGATTAGCTCGGGAGTTAACCAAGGAGCCTTCCAGAAGGACGACTCCACGGTGAAGCTCTCCGTCGCACACACTTATGGAAAGCGTGTGCGGCGAACCATTCGCCTTGATCACAAGAAGACCTCTGCCGACGCCTTTAACCCTTTCAACATGAACTCCACTTCGATGTCTTGTTACATCGTCGCGGATGTTCCGTTGGTGGGCTACAGCGTCGCTGAGCAGAAGCAGATTGTGGACGGCCTCACGGCCTACCTCACTGCGTCTTCCGGTGCTCGCGTTACCCAGCTTCTGGGTGGCGAGAACTGATTTACGTGGGTTAGCAGCTATGGCGATGGATCCTCTGCCCTTATTAGGGGGTAAGGATGAAAAGCCATTTACTGCTACTGCGAGTAGTCCTCAATGAAATGGGGACTAGATGTTGCACAAGCACCAGCCGTGATTTTAAAACGATCACGGCGCGCTGCCAAACCGAGGGTCTATCGTTCTTAACGATAGCCTTACCGCAGTTTTGTTCGGACTTCGAAAAAAGTCTGGACTCTTCAGCGGTAGACCCATCTTCCTTCTCTGGTTTTGAGAAGAAAGGGTGTATCCCCGTATTTCTACGAGGCTTCACCGGTCAAGTGTTTGACAGCGTTACAGGGTGTCTTCTCGACACACCTAGCATTGATGCGATCCACGCCTTAAGGCAGATTTGTCTGCTCTTTGGCAAGGTAAACCTTCCCTGTAACACTACAAGGACGGCCGCAGCAATTCGAAAGTATGTCGAGTGTGAGAAGGATGTCCGTCTCCAAGACAAGAACCTTGATCCGATCCTCTTGGATCAGTTCAAGCAAATGTCCTGGAGTGTTTTCCAGAATGTTTTCAATCTCCTGGACCGTAAGGTCTTCGAAGGCGATCTCATTCCTAAACACGGACCCGGTGCTACAGCAGATCGTCTTTTCGGAAACGAGAAGTACGAACAAGCTGTTTGGACTAGGCGTTTGGAGCGAGTCTTTCCTCATGAGGAATATCTCTTTCCAAGCTGGAATCCACTAGTGGATTCATCCGACGTTGACATTCTCGAACCTGGTGCTGAGATTCCCGTAAGGGTTATCACAGTTCCTAAGACGTTGAAAACACCGCGAATTATCGCAATTGAGCCTACCTGTATGCAGTACATGCAGCAGGCGCTCATGCGAGAACTCGTGTCCTCTATCGAGAGAGATGACTTCCTCTCGGTGGTAATCGGATTCGATGACCAAATCCCTAATCAGGAGATGGCTCGAGAAGGCTCTCTAAAAGGAGCCCTCGCTACACTCGATCTGAGTGAAGCATCTGATCGTGTTTCCAATCAGCTCGTACGCGGTATGGTGGAACCTTGGCACTGGCTTGCCAGTGCTGTGGACGCTACCAGATCGCGGAAGGCTGACGTACCTGGCTTCGGCGTTTTACGCCTAGCTAAGTACGCTTCTATGGGTTCAGCTCTGTGTTTTCCTTTCGAGGCAATGGTGTTTTTCACCATAATCCTTTTGGGAATACAAGATGAGCTAAGACACCCGCTCTCTTCCAGGGACATTTCGTCCCTATTGGGAAAGGTGCGTGTCTATGGTGACGATATTATCGTCCCCGTAGAATTTGTGCGTTCCGTGACGGAGAAACTACAAGCTTTTGGGCTTGTCGTTAATCTCAACAAGTCTTTCTGGACCGGGAGGTTCAGAGAGTCTTGCGGAAAGGAATACTTCTCTGGTGAGGACGTTAGCATAGTCCGCGTCAGAGAAAATCTTCCTACGTCTCGGAGGCACGTTCAGGAGATCATGTCAACGGTATCTCTCAGAAACCAGATGTATTTCGCTGGTAACTGGGAGACCGCTGCCTGGTTAGATGAATGGTTGGGGAAACTAATCCCTTTCCCAGTCGTCCTTCCGACCTCTCCTGCTTTGGGCAGGCACTCTTTCCTGGGGTACTCCTCCGAGAGAGAATGTCCGAGACTCCATAAGCCCCTTGTCAGGGCCTATCGAGAATCATCCACACCCCCGTTGAGTCATCTCGATGGTCGTGGAGCTCTGCTAAAGTATTTCCTACTAAGCAGTGGCAGTAATCATGAAGATGATTACCAGCCAGCCACTGACGGAAATCACTTAGAACGTGCTGGACGTCCCAAGACCGTCAACATCAAGCTTGGGTGGGTCTCTTCGACATAAATCCCGAAGAGATCCAGAGCCATCTGTCACATTCATGTGACATGCTCATGGGGTTATCTCGAAAGAGGTAACATGCGAGGGGAGACCGTGGCTTCCCCCGGTTGGGGAAGCGGTAACACGCT